GGGAGGCAGAATTGATGCTGAAACTGCTTACAAAAATATTAAACTGGAACTCAAAGCTCTTAAAAGAACAAGAAAGAGATACAAAAAGGATGTGCAGCAAATGCAAGGAGATGAAACCACTTGACGCACAGCACTATCAGGTGGTAAAATTATTCAAGCAGGGATTTTCCTACTACTGCAATGACTGTAACAAACCAAAACCTAAAGATTGATTATGGACTTTGATTACAAAAAGTATTCGCTTAAAAAACTTGAAGAGTGGATACATGATGCACTTTCTTGCAGTGAAGCAACACCGCATGAGATTTATGATGTGATTAAAGATGTGGTGAGTGATAATTACTACACTTACAAATGTCATACTGAACGATGCTATGAACTTCTGGCACTTTTGAATGGTAATGGTAAGGGCCACATTCAAGCATATGATGATTATATTCAAGAGAATGAAGATGTATCATATGATTATCCCAATGAGAACGGCATTTATTTCTGTGAGAGTGATGATCCTGCACCTTATTGTAAAGGTTCTTGGGTTGACTTTTGGGAGAATGATGAAGTGAAAGAAGATAAGGTAGTTAAGTGGCAACTTCCTGTAGAGGTTGATGGATTGACAGGAGAATGTTATGTCAACTTTCCAGACGATTTGCTAGAAGCAGCAAATCTCAAAGAAGGTGATAGTGTAGAGTGGGTAGATAATAATGATGGTAGTTTTACTCTGAGGAAAGTTAATGGCACTAAGTAAGCAAACACTAGAACATCTGTTAGAAGCAGAAAGTCATCTACGAGCAGCAATCAAGTCTGCTGCTATAAATGAGAAAGCACTTGTAGTCAAACAACTCTCACAACTTCTGCTTGATATTGAGCAGTGTAAGAAGTTTGAGGAGATTATGGATATGTTGGATAGTCGCAAACCTGGAAGTAAGGGTAACTTTGGTTCGTTCTTTGATGAAGATTAAGTTTTGTAATAACACTCTAAAGACAACATTAAGAAACCTCACAAATGCCTTAAATAATGTTAGAATTTCCACACAAACGGAAGAAGGTGAATGACTTATTCAACAAGGGCTCAGCAAGAACTTACTGATGATGAATGGCAAGAACTTGATGCTCTTCGTAAGGCAATTAATGATAGTCCAGCATCAGTTCATCCAGAAAAACAAGAAAGATTTACTGAACTATTCGTCAGATCTCTTTCTTATGTAAAGAATACCCAATCAGTGGACACTTAAATAAGTGTCACAAGAGTGCTAGACAAGCACTCTTTTTTGTGTATAATTATTATATTACTTCAAAGACAAATGAAACTCAGTGCATTTTTGCTTGCATCGGTTCTAGTTGCACCTGTTCCCGTGTTTGCCCAGCAGGTGAATAATTACGGAGTTTGCACTCAATATCAGGAAGTTTATGTTCCTGGTGGTTACGATCAGTATGGAAACTATTATCAGGGTGGTGTACAAACTCAATCCTATAATGTTCCTTGCAATCAAGTTGTTGGTGGTAGTTGGAATCAACCCAATCAAGGATATTATGGGGGAACAAATGGATATGTTGGGAGGGCAACAAATCCAAATTGTAATCCTACAAGAACTGTTTTAGGTGCTGTACTTGGTGGTGCTATTGGAAGGGCAGCAGCAAGTAATTATCCTAAAAACTATGGATGGGCAACCGCTCTTGGTGCATCTATTGGAGGACTCACCTTCGCTTGTTGAACTGGGCCCCTGAAAGTGCATCAGTAATGTAAGAACAACTCTTGAAATGGCAACCCGTTCACGCATCGGTATTGAACTTGCTGATGGTTCTATTCTTTCTGTCTACCATCACTGGGATGGTTATCCTGAATGGTTGGGTCGCATCCTGAATACTCACTACAACACTAAAGAGAAAGTAGAAGAACTGATTGATGGTGGTGATATGTCCTGTGCTTGGACTAATGAATGTTGGTCTAATGATTTGTTGGATCGCACCAGGCAAAAATACGGGCCCAACTATTACTCCTATCGTGGCGAAGATTGCCCTCCTCGACTTGATCCGAGTGTAGAAATCTACCTGGAATATGGTGAAGAGTATGCTTATCTCTACACTCTGAAAGGTGAGTGGGTGTGCTATAATCGTAATGAGTTCGGTAGTCAAATCCCCGAAATCGTTGAAATCCCCTCTGCTGCTCTTTACGTTTGAACTATGAACTTTTCTGATCTTGATTTCCAACCTCACACTAACTATCCTGATGGTGGTATTGCTGCCCGTCAATTCTTTGATAATGGATACGGTGTAAGTGTTGTCCGTTTTACAAGTCCTTTTGGCGGTTCATATGGTGCTGATGAAGGACTGTATGAGGTAGCAGTCATCAAAGGAACTGAAGATGATTGGAATATCACATATGATACTCCTATCACTGATGATGTTCTTGGGCATCTATCTGAGGAAGAAGTTGAAGTCCTGCTCTATGAGGTTGAAAATCTGTGACTAAAGTAGTATATAATGCCTGCTACGGTGGGTTCGGTCTTTCCCGTGAAGCATGTAAGCGTTACTGGGAACTTCAAGGCAAAGAAGTTTGGATTGAAAATTCTTCATGGGGATTCAATGTTTGGTTGGTTCCACCCAAAGAACGTGTATCACAAAAAGAGTGGTCAGGTATGTCAATTGAAGAACGTAAGGACTTCAACGAAAGGTATTCCAAACAAACTTGGTATCACCGTAATGTTTCCCGTCACGACCCCATTCTTGTTCAAGTTGTAGAAGAACTGGGTGAGAAAGCAAACGGTGAATATGCTAAACTTGCTATTGCTGAGGTCTCTGGTCCTTATCGTATTGATGAGTATGATGGATATGAGAGTGTAAAAACTCCTGGTGGTTACGATTGGATTACTCCCTGAACTTTATTTGAGGTAAATTATGAAACCTAAGTATCTTGCTGCTGGACTGATTGCTTTCTCTGCTGTGATCGGATGGAATGTATTTCTAGTTCAACGTGATAACAAACTCTATGAAGCATACAATCAACCATCACCCAAAGAACGATATTGTCAGCAGCAAGCACAGTGGCATCCTGATTGCAATGTAGAATGACACTAACTGTTGCTATTTCCCTTTATGCTGTATTAGTTGCATTTGTAACGTCACTTATGATATACTACTTTCAAGTTATTCGTCCAAAAGATGAGGAGCAACTCAAATGATTTCAAAACAAATCAGAGAACTAATTGAAAAAGCAGAAATGAACAAAGTAGCGGAAGAGTTTTGGAAAGAAATTGAACGTGAGGCAGCAAAACTTGAAGTCCCAGTTGATTATTATCTTGCCGAGTTCTATTGACATTAAACACAACTAACGATTAAACTAAAGGAGTAATTTACAAAGACAAATGAAGTATCTGTATATTGTTGACTACTGGGTTCCGTTTCCTTCTTCTGAGTATGGTGGTCTAATCAATGTCATCGCTGAGAATGACAATGAGTGCCACGATGTTCTTCTAGAATGGCGTGATGAATATGAGAACACTCATGATGCTCGCATTATGGAACGTGTAGTTGCTGCTCCTCGTTTTGCTCTTGTAGATGAAGAACAGTCTCGCGTAGTTGAATCCTTTACGACTTAAATCACTATGGAAAAACTTTACAAAATTGAGGAACAAACAACAATGGGATGGGAAGTCATTGATCCCAATGATCCAGGAATGACACAAGAAACCACTCAAGAAAAATGGAATACTCTAATTAGTTTGGGACATAATCCAAATAGTATTCGTGTTGTCCGCGTTCAGTGAGTAATTTTTTACAATGAATCTTTCAATCAAACTTATTCCTTCCTTTACTCATAAAGCACCTGATGGTATGTTTTATGAAGTAGAGGAATTTAAGCGTAATGTTTTTAGTATCTGGGTTTGTTATAAAAATAAGTTTGATTACAATTTGGGGAAACCAGTTCGCTGTATTTGGGGATTTTATGACTACAAAAAGTGCCAATACTTTAGTCCTGTAAATAGTTCTACAGTTGGTAAGGTTGTAGAGTTCAAAAACACTAGAAATTATACAGCAATGCCAATTAAACAAACAGCACTTGAATCCTGTTTTGTATGAAGTATCATCCAAAAGTAAATGATTATGTAAAATGGAAAAAAGGAGTTGAAGGTTGGGTATATTTTAGAGATGATGAGTATATCACAATCGAAATATCAGTACGTCCAAAAGATGAACTGAATTATCAGTGCTGTTCCCTTCATAGAAATGAAAGAGCGTTAGTTGTTTGTTATCGCGTCCAATGGGAAGAGTTGGAGTATATAACCTCACGAAAATCTGTATGAAAAAGAAAACAATTTGGAGATGGTGGGCAAAGGCACTTGGAGAAAAAGCATCTAAATGTGACAAAGAATCAGACAACATTGCTGTTATACGCACTTTTATATTCATCACTTATCTTATTACTAATTCTTTTATTATTGCAGGCGTCGTGAGGCATTGGAATGATGTACCAAGTACAATACCTAAAACCCAAGAAAAAGGGTTACTCAACACAAACAGCAACATTTCTCAAAATAGATGATGCTGAAACTGAAGAGCAAGCACTTGTGATTATGGCATCTATGAGTGAAGAGTGGAGACAGAGTATTCTTAAGTCAAAGAACGATTGAGAACCACTGCACACAAGAGGGTTTTACCACCCTCTTTTTTATTTTGGGGCCCCTGAAAGTGCATCCATAGTGTAAGCATTTCTTTTCTAAATGGATCACTTTGATGACATTCAAATTGAAGATTTCTCTTCGTTTGATTTCGTTGAAGAAATGAATGAAGGCATCTTCGATGAAGAAGATGATGATAAATCTTTTAATGCTTTTCTAAACTCTAACTGGGATTTTTGATTATGACTCCTGACACCTACACTTTCTCTGGCGATGCTGTTACCTTCCTTGGTTTGGTTGGTGTTGCTTCGACGCTTCTTATTGTTGTCACTGCTTTCCGCAGGTTCTTCAATTCTCCTTACAATGTTCGTGTGACACCTAAACAAGTGTCCACTGAACAACCCACCGACTCCGAAACTCCTGTAAATTGAAACAATGACTGAAACTGTAAATGTTCTGCCTCACCTCCGCGAACTTCAAGATGCTTGGCGTCGGCAAGATTTCAAGTTCACTAAGCAACAGCAAGAAGAATATGATTTGCTGATTGCTGCTCGTCGTGAGCGTGTTCGCTATTTTATTGACAACGGACTTGTTTCTAAAGGAGGACTGCGCCAAAAGGATCAAGACAACTAAATACTAAAAAGAGTATTTTTGATAACAATGATTAGCTTTCAGGAGTTTATGGTTCTCTGCGAGGCAGCATACGACAAAGAAGTAATGTCTGGCTCCCAAATCAGAACGATGGGACAAGGAGGACGTATTTCTCCTGAACGCAAAAAACCAACAGCACAAAGACGCAGAACCCGCCGAACAGGTGGTGGAGAATCTGCTCCTTCTGAGTATAAACCCCGTAAAGACATTGGACAACAACGTGCTGCATCAGAACGTCAAGAGCAACCACAACAAGAGCGTGGAAGTGCAAGAGAAAGACAACTAGCAGCAGCAAAAGAAGAAAGAAGGAAAGCAGCACTTGCAAGGAGATCTGCTAGATCTACAGAAGAAAAACCAGCGGCGAAACCTAAATCAAAAGATTTAGAAAGTCAAGCAACAAAGTTACTTTCTAAGCGTAAAAAACCAAGTCAAACTGCAGCAGCAAGTGATGATAGGTTCTCAAGTTCTAGGAACCCTGATGATCACATGATTAAAGGCAAATACACTAAAGCAGAGAAGAAGCAACTTGTAAGAGCAGGTAAGCAGAAACTCCGCGATTTAGTTCTTGCTGCAACTGGTAAAAAGAAAGAAAGTGAACTCAGGCATCGTTACACAGGCCCAGACAACTAACACGTTAATTATTTGATTTTTTTATTATGGATTTTCTTCTTTATCTCACTCCTGCCAATCAAGAGATCTATAAAATAGTCTCACAAAAGGTTCGTGTTAATGAAAATGCTCCTATTTGTAGGAAGTATGAGATCTTCGGATGGTATCATGCGACTAATAATACCTTAACATTTTGCACCAAAGCAATTAAAGACTTTGGTAATGTTTCTTATTATGTAAATGAAACTTTGCTTCATGAGAGTGCTCACATTGCTCAAGCATGTAAATCAAACAATGGATATGTTAGGGAATTTGGTATTTCTCCAAAATCAATGCCTCTAAGCGAGCGTAGAAAATCCGATGTTTCATCTGCAGTTAAAGATCATGGAGATAAAGTAAGGCAAATTGAGCATGAAGCGTACTGGATGGAAGATAAACCCAATCAAGTAAAATATGTTCTCCGTAAGTATTGTATGTAATACTGGGCCCCTGAAACTGCCCTAGTAATGTAATCGCTCTGAGACACCTTTACAATCGACTGTAAGGGTGCTATTATTGTTCTTTGGCATCAAACCACTTGACTGTGACTATTTCTCTTCGTCCTCATCAAGAACGTGGCGTCGCTGCTATGCAAAAGCACGAAAAAGGACAGATCATTGTTCCTACTGGTGGTGGTAAAACTCTCAAGATGATTGTTGATGCTCTGCGTCAGTTGCAATCACAAACTCCTCAAACGATTGTTGTAGTCGCTCCGCGTATTCTGCTTGCTGAGCAACTCTCTGCAGAGTTTCTGGAGTTTATCACTAACGCTAAAGTTTTCCACGTTCATAGTGGTGAGACGCATCACGAAAGTTCTACTCGTCCTGTTGCTATTCGTCAGTGGGTGGAGAGCAATCAGTCTCATCACAAACTGATTGTAACGACGTATCACTCTCTCAATCGTCTTCAGGTTGCGGGAATTGATGTCGATACCATCTACTTCGATGAAGCACATAATAGCGTTCAGCGTCACTTTTTTCCTGCAACTGAGCACTATTCTGCTAACGCACGACGAGCGTACTTTTTTACGGCCACGCCAAAATATTCTCTTGCTGTGGGTAAACCAGGCATGAATGATGCAGAGGTTTATGGACAGGTGATCTGCAAAGTTCCTGCTCCTGAACTTGTCGAAGGTGGTTACATTGTGCCCCCTAAGGTTATCGTCAAGCAACTGCCTATGGTAACTGGTAAGCAGACGAACTTTGATCGTGATGCTGACAATCTGCTGGAAACCATTGATGACAACAATGTGGGCAAGATTCTGATTTGTGCTAAGGCAACCAAGCAAATCGTTGCATTGGTGTCTGAAACTGATTTCTGTCACGAACTAGAGCAACGTGGTTTCTCTTGGATGTACATTACTGCTAAGACTGGTGCAGTCATCGACGGCAAGAAAGTGAACCGTGAGGTATTCTTTGACACCCTGAGTGCCTGGGGTAAGGATAACGATAAGAAGTTTGTTGTTCTACACCATAGCATCCTTGCTGAAGGTATCAACGTTTCTGGTTTGGAAGCGGTACTCTTCCTCCGCAATATGGACTTCATTGGTATCTCTCAAACCATCGGACGTTGCATCAGGTTGCATCATGACGACGCGAAAGGACTTCGTGATGGTTCTATTCAACCTGGAGCACTGGAGCAGTATAGCAAATCATTCGGACTGGTTTGCATCCCTGTGTACTCCAAGGTTGGTATCAGCACCGCTCGCGCAGTTCAGTCGGTTGTTGATACTATCTTTGAGAAGGGGGAACCTGCCATCAGCACCGTGAGGCGATGAGTCTCACCTTAGACTCCAGTGGCCATCAGGGTGCAAACCCTGATTTTTTCGCAATTCTACTGCACAGGTGCTATGAGTCATCCGCTGCAATCAAAACACCGATTTTTTGGAAAGTATAATGAAAGAAGGATTCACAATGTACAAAGATGAGTATGCGGCAGTGCCGTATGCTAACAAGGGATACATTATCATACATCAAGGACAACAACTTGAGAAACTTTGTAGAACTGAAAGTTCTGCCCGCAAATATATTCAGGATCATAAGAAGGGTAGAAGTGTAGCACAACTGCCGATTGATTGAAATTGGGCCCCTGAAATTGCAACTCTATTGTAACGACAAACCTATGACTTGCCAGAAACACGCTGATCTCATCCGCGATTATTTTTCCGATCCTACTGTTGTTAATCAGATTGTTCGGGAATTGAATGATGAGATTGCTTATTGTCCTATTCTTCGCAACCTTCAGCGTGAAAAAGATGCAGGTGTGATTGATACGGATTCTATCAAGTTTCGTGATCTTGGTAAAGAAGATCGCAATGAAGTTTTTGTCTATCTTGGACGCATCCTTGAGTCTGTTCTTACCTGCAAACTCACTGAATCTGACTACAATTTTGTAGTTAAGAAGGATCGTACATCCTCTGGTGATGTAACGATCAATGAAATTGTGTGGGAGATTAAAGGTACAAGCGGCGATAATAGTTGGACTGGTTCTACACACGCGACAAAGAAAGAGGATGAATCAATGAACTTCATTGGTGTTAGGTATGGACTAAATGAAGACATCAATGTTTTTGACATTTTTGATGGGAAATCTGTGCTTTTGGGTAAACTTTTTATTGGTGTATTTGAGAAAATCAATCTGATCCGAAACGGTAAAGAAACGAAGAATAACTCCCGCACTTCTCTCTTGATTTCTGTCGATGACTATGATAAAGTAAAGAATCAAGTTGCATGGGGAAATGTCGCCTATCCTGCTGGTGGCATTTACAAGAAAAATGGTGAGCGAAAGAAAAACGTTAAGTATCTTCAACTGGAGGTTGCATGAATCAGGTTATCCTGTCGAACTGTGTTGATGGAATGAAGACTCTGGAGGATGAAGTTATCGACTTATGTGTAACTTCTCCTCCCTATGATGATCTGAGATCCTATAACGACAGTTCAGCATGGAACTTTAACAATTTCAAGAAAGTCGCAGAACAACTCTACCGAGTCATGAAGATCGGTGGAGTTGTTGTTTGGGTTGTTGGAGATGCAACGGTTAAAGGTGGAGAAACTGGTTCTAGTTTCCGTCAGGTTCTGCACTTTATGGATCTGGGATTTCTGTTGCATGATACAATGATCTATGAGAAGAATGGGAGTCCATTTCCTGCACGACGGGATGGCAATCGCTATTCTCAGGTATTTGAATACATGTTTGTTCTATCCAAGAAGACTAAACCAAAGACTGCAAATCTGCTCTGTGATAAACCAAATCGCTGGGCAGGTTATACTCACTTTGGTAAGGGATCTATCCGCCAAAAGGATGGCAAACTGGTAGAGAGGAACATTAAACCAATCCCAGAGTTTAGTCCACGAAATAATATCTGGAAGTACAACACTGGTAAGAACTATTCTACGAAAGATGCTGTTGCATTTGAGCATCCAGCTATCTTCCCTGAGGCACTGGCACGGGATCACATTCTCACCTGGAGTGTAGAGAATGATCTGGTGCTTGATCCATTCATGGGATCAGGAACTACCGCAGTCTGCTGTATCGAAACTCAACGTAGGTATTTGGGTTACGAAGTTGATCCAACTTACTATGATGTGTGTCAACGTAGGATTGAGCAGCATGTTACAATCGTGAATGAGAAAATTGATGACAAAAATCCACTTGAATCGCAGTTGTATTAAACTGGGCCCCTGAAAGTGCATCAGTAGTGTAAGACGCATCTAATCTATGCCTCGCGCTCGCAAGCAAACTGCAAATGTTGAAGTTGTTGCTAACGAAGTGAAAGTTCCTGAGGTTCTCATCACTCGTCAACAATACATCGAAGACATTAAAGTTCGCTGGCAAATCCATCAGTATGAAGTTAACAAACTTCGTGAAGATGTGAGGAACTTCACTCAAACTGTTGCTCCTTATGTGAAGACTGTGCTGGATTTTGCTGATGCTCAGTATCAACAACTCCGCTCTCGGTTTGTGACTGCTTGATAATTGTGAAAGCACCTGAAACTCAGGTGCTTTTTTGTGTGATAAGTATTGGGCCCCTGAAAGTGCATCCATAGTATGAAGAACACTCACCTGCAACATCCTGAAGATTCTATCCTCACGGGCGATTTGTCTGTGCTGGATTGGTTTGTAACTGCTGGCGATCTGTCTGTTAAGATTGATGGTTCTCCAGCGATTGTGTTTGGAACTGATCCTGCAAATGGTAAGTTCTTTGTAGGAACTAAGAGTGTATTCAACAAAGTTAAGATCAAGATTGCACACAATCATGAAGAAATTGATACGCTCTATTCGGGTGAAGTTGCGACTATTCTTCATTCTTGCTTTGATAATCTTCCTCACATCGCTGGGATTGTCCAAGCTGATTTTATTGGGTTTGGTGGTTCTGATACTTATCAACCCAACACGATCACTTACAAGTTTCCTGAGGTAATCTCTCAGAACATTATCATCGCACCTCACACTTGCTACACTGCAAAGAATGATCTGCGCGATGCTGTAGCAGAACCTGACTATTATCTGTGGGTTGATACTGCTCGCGTGAAGTATGTGAAACCCGATGCTTACATCGTTCATCAGCAAGAATCGTTCGCTGATGTAAAGGAAGTCTGTGCATTTGCGCGTCAAATGTCTACGATGTGTGAGTTTGTTTCTAACAAGGAAGCAGCAAAGATTACCAAGAAACTGAACGATTTTATTCGTGCAGGAG